TTCTAAATCGAAATGAACAACTAGTTTGTTGTAGGATGGAATAATATTGTAAATGCCTTTAATCTCATCATTATTACTCTTTTCTTTAAGATAGTTAAAAAGACTAATAACTTTTATTAGTTATTTCCCATCATGTTTGCCCTCAAACTACGAATCCTTTTTTCTTTGTCTCACGCTTTTTGCGTGCTACTCTTTCTTTTTGTCGATCTTCTTCTACTTTTTTCCAATCAACGTCTTTTGGATCAGCATCTTTTAAACTTTGCGGTTCACCACCACCAATAAGAGCCCATTGCCGGCTAATAATTTTATTAGCCATAGGTGAAGTACCCTTACCACGTTGCTTAGGATATCTAGCCGCAGCTTGATCCTTTACAGCTTCGTATGACTTGAGATACTTACGAACGTTAGCCATGGTTCTCCCCTGTATTATCCCCGGCCTTGCGGCCGGGGACAACATTAGTATACAGTAATTAGTCGTTGACTGAAGCAGGGTTCATGCGACCGTAACGGGCACCTGAACGGATAACTTCTTCGATAACAACTTCAGAGTGATCACCGAAGTTACCTTGTGAAAATTCGCCAAGATAGGTAGGTGCTTCGACCCATGAAGCAGATCCAACGTGAGCACGCTCTTTCATTGTCTCTTCTGCATATTTTTCCATTACGTTCATGTTGTGGTTAGGACGACCATTTGGTGTGTCGTAACCCTGATCCAAGCCGAGCTGGAAATCATTTGGAACGTCTGTATCTGTTGCAATACCTTCTTCGAAACGAAGTGGGCCACGAAGGCCTGGTGTTGCTGGGCTGAACTTGCGCTCATAGCTTGAGCCTACACGCTCAGGAAACTGAGGTGTTGGTGCAATATTTTCCATTGCCATTTTTTATTCTCCTATAGGGTTGGGATTGAGGTCCTCGGGATAATTCTGTCGCGTGCAAGGGGTTTTGTCACGTTAAAGATAATAATTAAAAGAAAGGACTGGCACTGACTTCAATAGTAGGCATAACCATTTCTTGGGTCAAAGAACAAGCCAAGGCTAAAGAATCTACAAAATCGTCGTGTGCGTGGGCTTCATCAGGGGCAGCTACTAGGAAGTTAGGCCCTTTGTACTGTACTTCGGCATCTGTCATCTGTTGGTAGAATTTCTTCCAAATACGCAATCGTCTGGTTTTAGCGTGGGAAGGCCATGAGACCATCTGCCGCTGGATCAAAGCCTGTAGGTGCTTCCAGCGTCTAGATTGCTCACTAGGACTAGAAGTAACCGAAATTACTTCTGCTCTTGGCATAAGAATCTTTAAACGTTGAGCTACAGCGTCACCTACACCGTTGGCATCTACACCAATAGCTAGCACATCATAGTTAGACAAGAACTGTTGGATCTGAAAATATTGTTCTTCCCAGTCATCTCCTTGAATTTCTAACCAATTAAGTACTCTATGGTCATAGTATCCAAACTCATCAGGCCTATCCCAATCCACCCATACAACAGTTACTACAGTTGAGTCCATCTTGCGTGCTGGATCAATTCCAACAACTACCGGAGATCTGAAGTGGCTCTTAACAATCTCTTGTGATGTATCTCCAAGATCGTCCATGATTGAAGACGTAATGAACATACCTCTCTCCAACAACCATTTGCAGTTGTATGAAAGCTGGAACTCATCAGAGTCTTCGCCAATTCTGAGCATTTCTTTTTTAATGAACTTTTCGTAGTTAGCCTGAACCTTAGCTACGTCTTTCCAGTCCCACTGAAAGTGATTCTGCTTAGCTCGTGCACCCATCTGTCTACGCTTGTTAAGTTGGATAGCTCGATAGAAATTGTTTTTGTGGGTAGTAGGTGTGCCAGTTTTTACAATAGTAGCGTTATAGTATGCACCCATAGGTGCAATAGATTTTGAAACCACAAAGTCGTCAGCTTCTTGACACTCATCAATGATAATTAAGTGGAAAGACTTAGACTCAATCTTAGCTCGTGGGTTAGCTGTCATCATCATAAGCGTGGAGCCAGACTTCTTAAGTTTAATGTTCTTAGTTACGCCAGGTGTTTTTGTAGGAATATCGTCAATCTCTGGATCCCCAAACACTTCCATAGCACGCTCACTAGTTAAGCGTGAAACTGTGCGGCCATATAGGGTTTCTACCTGGTTTTGAACTGGGGCAAACATACCTACCCATATACCATCACCAAACTTACCCAAAAGATCTGGGTACATTATTGCTAGACGTGGAAGGATTACCATGAGAGTAGCTACGGTATTAGCAATAGTTTCTGATTTACCTGACTGACGAGAGGCTAAAGCAGTTACTTCTTCACCATCGTTAATAATAATAGATTCAATAATACGTCGTGCTAGAGGCTGCTGGTATGGGTGCAACTCGTGCCCCACTAGTAGAACCATAAACTGCATAATCTTATCTACAAGGATCTTTACAAATTCTTTTGATAGTTCAGATAGTTCTTCTTCAGGCTCTTCTAAACCAACTTCTTCAGCATCAAGATTATCTTCGGCGTCAAACTCTTCTAGGTCGTCCTCTAAATCACTCACTTAACCGCTCTCTTACTCAAAGTATCCAGAATAGCGTGGAGCGCTTCAGCTCCAACACGAGCTTCTTCTAGTGTGTCTGCATTTTGACTTTTCATCCAAGCCGATAGGTTACGACCTACTGTGAACATAATTTGATCTGTCCAACCAAGTAGTTCGGAAGTAGGCAAGCTTGCCACTCTTCGTTCAACCCGTGTTAGCTCACGAACTGTTTTACTTTTAAATATCTTCATATTCTGCCCCGTATCTTACTGTATCCCAATCAAACAAGTCTTCTTCTATAACTCGTCCATTGATAGCTCTTGTTAGAGCCATGCTCTCACTAAAAGTAGCTGTCCACTTTCCTACAACAATTGCTAGCCTTGTAAATGGAAGACGTATGGCCCAACCGTGCCCGCCTCTATATTTTCCATCTATTTCTTGCGTCTCTGCTTTATCGAGTATAACAGGTGGTTTTACTGGATACACCATAGTGTGCCAATAAAAGTTACCTACATCACGCGTTTTCGCCATCTAAATCACCCTCACATACATGGTCAGCTGTTTTATGCTCAAACATAATCTCACCACATATTTTACACCTAAATTGACGAGGCTCTACAAAGTTGTTCTGTGCAGTAGACCCTACAGGCGTATCTTGATCTAAAGGTATATAATCAACAATTATCTCAGTAGGGAGGTAGATCTCTGGTGGAAATGGTCCTTTTGCGTACCCAGCAGTTTTTGGTACTGGATGTCCCTGCTTTGTTATTACCCTCTCAATACGCATTAAATCCACTCAGCCGTTTCAGACACGTGTTCCTCTAGAGCAGCGGTCAAAAAATCGTCTTGTTTAACTTCTTTAACTGTAGTGTCTGAATACTCTTCATCTGCAGTTTTGTTTTTTACACGTTGTTTTTTAGGCATCGCCTTGTGCTTCATCTCTTCATCGTCAGTGTCGTGAAGGTGATTTAAAGGAATTTCCTTAATATGAGCAGGTAAGTTAGCTTTGTTAAAGAATGAAGGGAGATCTGTGTCACAGTACACCTGAGGCATTGCGCCAGGATTCTCTACTAAATATCCGCCATCTTTCTCACAGTTTACACATTTTGCCATTTTTTAGCTCCTTTACGCATATATTACTAATATAAGTAGACATCATACCAGACTCTATGTTGCTTGGTGCCTGTATTTACTGGTAGAATATTCAATAGGGGAGTAAAACCCCCAACACTAACTACGTAACAAAAGAGTTGCAACTAGCTTGGCAGACAGACGCTGAGCTATCCCTATCTAAGTGACAGATAGCTGGGGATTCGGGTTGGCTTTCTAGCCTAGGAGATAGTGTGATTATTAATGAAGAAACAATTGTAAAAATAAAGGTTACTTTGATGGCAGCAATGCTACTCATAGTTACAACAAACCAGGCCTACGCGGTCTACAATCGGGTTGATACCCCCACTGTGAGCACTATCGAAGTGATAGTTGATCCTCTAGATAAGTATCGGGAAATGACAAAGTTTAGTCCTACGGACCTTGCAGACATGCTTGAACTAGTCGGCTTTAAGGGTTACTCCCTAAAGTTGGCTTGGGCGGTAGTTATGCGAGAATCCAGGGGTAACTCTAATTCCCACAATAAAACGTCCTCAACCGGAGATAACT